TGCTTCCACAGGTCCATAGACCAGATTGTTTTCTGCTCGGTTGTTAGCAGACTAAAGTTTGTATTTGCCACGTGTGGCCTCCATTTTTAGGTGAAAAATCGAATCGTTGTGCCGGAATGTCGCGTGGCTCGCGGAAACGAGTTTTAGGAGGTCGTGGCTCCGTACGCCTATCGAGTCGTACAGTCGAGGAACGGATGCTAGCACACCCGTTCTAGATTGTCAAATCACCAAACGGTCGTCGCGCTGTATCCTGTGCGATTAGCTATTAGCTCATCCATAGAAAGTGTGCCCTGAAGGTGCATCGGCGCGATGCTTGTAGCTGTAGTGTAAGTCATTTGCTTTTGATTACGCAGATGCTGTAACAGTTGCTGATTCCTAATCAGTTGCTCTTGTTCCATTTTTCGCTTCAACTCTTGCAGTTTTACCGCGTCGTCTGCTTTGTCTAGTAGCTTGTCCGTCATCATCTTTGCGATGATAGGGAATAGCTTCTCCTGCATCTTCGCCCACTGCTCGGCAGACGGCGGGCCATCGACCATGCTGGTTGCGCCGTTTAGCCACAGAACGAACTCGGTGGGGGTCATTACTTCTTTATTTTGGTCCAAGGTCGCCTCGCAATATTTTTAGTTCTGCCGCTCGTTTTAAGTCGTCTACACTGCCTGTGGTGGCTACGATCTTAGCCCACTGTTCTTTAGTGGGCCTTGAGGCTGCGCCTACTGCGTCAGCCATACCTTGCATCCACATGTGGAACTCAGCGGTTGTGTTTGGTTGGTTACTCATTATCTCACTCCCATAGGGCCGAAGGCGTTAAAGCCCGAGACACCTACGCCTTGTGTTGGTGGCTTCGCAGCGGGGTTGTTTGATACGCTACTGTATGTCACATGGCTCATATAAGAGCCATGTGATACGTAGTTGTTGGTGACCCACCTAGCGAAGGCTCGCCTAGCGTGGGGGGTCATCTTCGATACGTTTATCTGCACGTGTACTCTACGCATTACTCTGCCTCGTCACCGCGAAGATGGGCGAGGGTCTTCTCATCGAGTTTTTTGAACTCTGCCTGAGACAGACGGAGCACATCGATACCTTTACCGTCGCCTTTATCGCCGGCTTTGTCGGAGTCCAGACCTACGTTCTTTGTAGACGCGGGTTGTTTAGCGGCGGCCTCTGCGTTCCGACGACGTGCTTCTGCGTCTTTCTTCGCCTTGAGCGTAGCGGCCGTGTCAGCCTTATCTTCATTATTAGCGGTCTCTGGACCCATGACGTACTTGACGGACTTCTGCAAGGCTACGGTACGGTTGAACCCCTTAGCCAGGAACGCTTCAAGCAGCGTGAGTACCTCCACAGACTTCTCTTCATCAAAGTCGTCGTGGTCCGGGTTAAGCGCTGCATACTTCGCCTCTACGTTCGCCAGAGCGGCGTCATACTTAAGGTCGTCGATGGCAGCCGAGCGGGCTCGGTCGGAGGCTGTGGCTAGGCGGAACTCGGCTAGCTCGTCACGCATCCGGTCAATATTCTTGCGAAGGGCGCGGGCCTCTTCCTTCCTGCCTTCCTGCACCAGGTCTTCGTAGTCGTCCTGCATCTTGTCGATGGTGGACTTTACTTTGTCAACCTCAGTCTTGACCTCCGTGCCAGTTAGCTGACCTTTCAAGTCAGCAATCTGTTTCTGCAGTGCTTCTTCGCGGGCTCGCGCCTTTGCTGTGACCTCGTCTAGTCGAGCCTTAGGGACACGGATAGCAGCTTTCTTAGCTGCTTTAGCTTCCTCAGCTTCTCGCTCGGCTTTTTCTTCCGGCGTTTCATCGCCCTCTTCGAGATCAGTGGTCTTGTCATTGCCGGGAACTGATACGTCCGCCTTAGCTTCTTCATCCTTGTCCTTAGCTGGTTGCTGCTCTGGGTCGTCAAGCTTGTCCTTGACGACATTGTCTGCTGATAAATTGTCCCCGCGATCAACTGGCGTTGCTGTTGTGCCGTCGGCACCTTCGCCTGCTTCGGCGAGCAATAGATACTTCTTAAACATCGTTACTCCTGCTATTTATTAGTTGCTGGTTTACCCGCCGGTTCGGCTGGCTTTTGTTTTGCTGCGGTAATCGCAGCGATACGGCTTGTTCTCGTATCCTCAACCTTCATGGCGTTGTCGACCTGAGCTGCTTCACGTTTAAGCTGCATCTCTTGGACAAGCGCTTGCTGTTTGAGTTCCATCTCAGCTTCTAGCTTCTTCATACCTAGCTCAAAGTTCATCTGGATCTCTTGCATCTTAGCTTCCGCGCCGTTATCCTCTGGTGGGGTGTTGGCTTCCTTCTCAGCCATGACTCCTTCCTTCTGAGCCTTAGCCTGCTTCAAGGCAGCGTCGGCCATCTTTGACTGAGCTTCTGCTTCCATTGTAGCAACTTCCGCCTCGCGAGCGCGGGCAGCCATAGCGGCTTCTGCTTTCGCCTCTGGTGAGTCTTTATTCCCCTCCATAGCCTCGATGATCTTCGCTTTGTCTTTCAGGCGGCTGGCACCGATGATGTACGTGTCAGGTATTTGCACACCTGCCTCGGTACGTAGGCGAATGGCCTGGTCGAACTGAGTCTCTTCGAATGTGTCGCGTTCCGGCTGTGTTGTTATGACAATGGAATACTCACCCAACGTAAGGTCGTTGGTTATAACGCCCTCCGGAGTGATCTGGTTAACAGCGATCTCTTCCATCGTGTTTGTCAACTTGTCGGTGGTGATGCGGATAAGCCGCTCCTCCGTGTAGTACTGCTGGATGATGTCGAGAATGTTCCGGGCCAACATGTGGTCGGTACGCCCGAGGTTGTCCATGATCTTCGCCAGGTTCGACTGCCCAGACGACTTATTCGTCTGAACGGCCTTAGCCGACACGTCTTCGCGCGGGTTACCGGTCTGGTAATCCGAGATCGATGAGATAGTCTTGATGTGCTCCTCAGCCTTGTAGCTTATGCGATCTAAGCCACTAGGCACCTGATTCGGCTGAATCTTTTCTGCGTCGTTAACGTCAGTGAGCTCCAACACCAAACCTGTAATAGCGCCCCGGTTCTCCAGCTCACCGGTCGTCATATTCGTAAGCGAGTTCTTCTTGATCTTCCAGCCTGAGTTCGCCGTTGTGTTGACGATGTGCAGCTCTTGACTCGAGGACTTGTTCAGCAGCTCCTGGGAGTCGATGAGGTTCTCCACCAGGCCGACCGTGCGGCCACGGACGAAGTGTGTGAAGTACGGAACCACCGTGAAGTGCTTGTAGGGGCTCCAGTCATCGTGAAGGACCACGATGCCAGCGATGACAGTCCAACGTATGCGGTGGATGATCTTCTTAGTGGTCGTTAAATTCGGATTTTTGGCCAGGTGATCGGCTATCTGCGCCTCATCCATGTCTGCCGGGACCATGCGCGTGTCGCCAGACTCAACATCTACGAAGTGAAGCACTTTGTCCAGTTTTCTCCACTGGCGCTCAATCACACGGACGTTCCGTGCCGAAGTGAGGTCGGTTTTCGGACCTAGACCCGGCATAACTGCGCGCGGAGTACCGAAGCGGTCCCGGTTACGGTCCACGGAGTCGTAGGTGTATGGGGAAAACTGCCCTTGCTCACCACGAACGTCATCTGCAGCTTGTTTCGAGTACAGCATCTCGACCTGGTCGGGGCTCATCCACTTGGTAACGATGACATCAGACCACTTATCCGGGTCGTACGAGTCCGCATCCGCGTCTATAAGCACGTTCTTGGGGTTTAGTTGCTCTACACGTACCTCACCCACCAGTGAGTCCGTAAAATCGAGCCTGACGTCGAAAAAGCCCCTTCCTGAGACTATTCCATCGAAGAATACATCCGACCGCACCCACGGAAGCTGGTTATTGTCCGAAACCTGCATGAACACCTTGGTGAGTGCGCTGGCTACGTCCACCGTAGCGTCCTCGTTACGCGGCTTGAACGCCGTGTCCGTGCGGTTGAAAATCTGTTCACCGAGCACGTTTGACATGGTGCTGATGATTTTGTTGATCTGAAGTGCTGGGCGGCGCTGGGACTTCAGAAGAGCTAGGTCGCTCTGCGACCACTGCATGCCGAGGAAGAAGTCTTCGCACTTGTTCGCCTTGTTCACGAAGTTCAAGTGCCCGTTGTCACGCAGGAACTGGTATCGGACCCAGACGTCGTGAGCGATTCGTTCATTAGTGGACATGTGCCAGTTTCCTTTAGAACCTTCTACTTCTTATATAAACTAAAGAAGAAGAAAGAAGAAGTTTAATAAAGAGGTATATATAAGAGGGGTTGGAGCACTATTTCGAAAGGTATTAAAGGTTTCCATTAACTTCGCTCAACTTCTGCTATCTTCATCGTTATGCCGCCATGTGGCCGACGTCAAAGCTGCTCGATTCTACACTAAGTCGGTCGCGCCAGCTCTTTATGGGTGGTGGGGCTTCTGCCACCGGTGGCTCGCGCCCTATACACAAGCGTACCCCCCACGCCAAGGCGTCGACCACGTCGTCGTGAGCGCCAGCTGGGAAGCGTAGCAGCTCCGTCTCTGCCTGCTTCAGCCACGTGGCCTCCTCCGGGAACACCACACGCCCCTGCTGCATACGCCCTTGTAGTGGGCGAGCGCGGGCGAGCTTATCAGTAAGCGGCTTGAGCGGCTCATAAGGTATGAACTGTCGGCGCTCAGCCATACGCTTCTTCAGTAGAGGCTCGATAGCGCGCCATATTTGACCATCCTCGACGCCCAACATGTAGTCGGTAGTCGGGTCGGACCCCCACTTCTCCGCCGTGTCCAGGATGGCTTCGACAATCTGCATAGAGTCACCACGGAAGCGGTGGACGTCCATAACATACAGTGTGTCTGTGTTGTCCTGCAGGAGTGTAACGCCTACAGTCCAGTCGTTCTGCTGCTTTTCGCCGATGGCGAAGTCCCACGCAGTAAACAGCTGATAGCCGCCGATAGACGGCAAAGCCCGCTGATAACGGAAGTACTCCTTACGGAAGTACATGCCCTCGTCTGGCACTGGGTTCTGTTGGTACAGGGCAGACCAAATCCGGGGGCTGTTCATGTTCGAACGTATGCGCTTGAGCGCCTCGGTGGGGTATCGCGCCTCATGCAGGCAGGTGTCGACGGGGCGTAGCAACGTGAGCTCGCGGTTCATGCCCAGCGGGGGGTTCGCTACGTCGATGGGCTCCTCGGTGCGCGTGATGATCTTTGTGACCTCATCCCGGTACTCCCACTTCTCCGACAGGGCTGGGTAGCGTACCACGTCGAACTGATCCGACTCCTTGTCGTTCGCCATACGCTGCTGGAGCCTACCGGCGAGATCATCGTCATTCCACCACGTATTGTGCGTCGCGGCATTATTTGCTATGAAATTCTCAGTTCCGGCGATCTGAAGATCGAAAACTTCGTCTTCTCCGTCGTACTCGACCGAAACTACGTCATCAAGAGTGAAGTCGTAGGTATTCGGCAGCGGCACGTGTATTGGACTCAGACTTAAGGTGTCCGATTCCGACGTTGCATGAGTGGCAGAGCAGCCCTCGGACTTTAGTGGAGTCGTGGCAATGGTCGACGACAAGCTTCCCGTACCATCCTGGTGGTGGTGGTTGCTTGCAGATGGCGCAAACACCACCTTGTTCGTCTTTAATCCGGTTGTATTCCGTAATGTCAATGCCGTACCGGTGCTTGAGGTGGGAATTGCGCTGTCTAGCTGGGTTTGAACTTGGTGATCTGTGGCCGGAAGCCCATTGTTGCTTTTTGTAATGAGAGCTACACAACCCTCGGCATGTAGCGGGTTTGTCGCAGCTATCTGCTGAACAAGTGACCCCTTTCCATTTCCCCCATCGTCCCGGACGGTTACGATTTTGTGGGCTGTAGTCAGTGCTCGCGTTCGTATCCATTTTAGTTCTCCGTTAATAGCTGCTAAGAACGGATGCCGCTCGTTAGCCCGCACTATTCTACCAGAACTCATAGTAATTTTGTAGACTTTATCACGACCGTTTTTCTTGATCGCAGCCACTGTAGTCGTAGTGAGACGCCCTTGTTCGTACGTAGCTACCTCGTCTCCAGGACGCAGGGCGTCGAGGCGTTGGTCCGTACCATCAGGTAAGCGAACAGGCGTGTCACCTGTCAGGCACTCGATAAACAGTACACCGCCACCCGGGGCA